GGCATATCGAAATAGAGAAGCTGGCACCGCTCGTTGAGCGCCGGCTCATGGTTCTTGGCGTCCTGAATGGCCTGATTGACCCGCTGGAAGACGTGGAAGGGATCGCACTCGCGCTCCGGATCGGAGTTGTTCAGCGTATTGAGGATAAAGCGCACGCGCATCGTGGCGCGGCCCTCGCCGATGCGCTGCTGCTGAACCAGATAGCGGACGTTGGTATAGTGGATGAATACGGCAGGGAAAGCCACCTCGGCCTCCATGTTCCCGTCGAGCACGATGCGCTCGAACTGCCCGTTGTCGATGACCACGGTTTTGAAAAAGGGCGGGCTCTGCGGATCGTCCTCCCGCTCGCGGATCGTGAACAGCGCACGCCGCACGGCGAGGTACATCTGAGTGAGGGCGTTCTGCCGCACCTCTTCGGGCAATGATACCGGAGGCCGCGCTTGCGTGGCCTCCGGCGTCTTCTGTGTGTCGTTCTTCTCCTTGATCATGGCGTAGGAGCATTGGGGATGCCGGGCAGTCCGTTGAAGATGTATGCGTAGTAGCGTGCGATCTCGGCCGTGAGACGGGGATTGGGACCCATGAACTGCCGCTGCACGGAACGGCTCTTGCGGTACTGGTTGGACCAGTAGGTTCCCGTGGGGGCGTTATGTACGGCGGCATAGGTCGTGGGGCCCGTATGGCGCACTCCGCGATGTCCCTTCATGGCCACGCTCTCGGGCGCCGCCGTGAGTACATAGGTTATCCGGCGTCTGAAGGCGGCCTTACGCCCGGGGGCGGGCTTCACGCTCCGGTTGTAGCTGTACGGCGTGCCGTCGATACTCCCGGCCAGCAGCCCCGTGTGCCGGAGCACGGGATGCGTGCGGCGCACTCCCCAGCGCGAGGTGCGGGCGGGCCACGGACGTCCCGAGCCGTAGAAGGCGCCCTGACGGAACGATTCTTCGAAGCGGTCCTTCGAAAAACGACCCGCAATGTCCCGGAAACCGAAAATCTGACGGTCGAAATGACTTACCGTGGCAGCCGCGGGACCCAGCCGGAGCCACTGCTTGCAGAATTGATCGAGCGTTATGTCCATTACAGATAGAATTGTCGTTTAATAGCCTCCGTACGCTGTTGCAGGGCCTGCGGCAGCGTATGGCGAAAGTAAGGATGTGCCGCGGAGAAGATACGGCCCGCGCGGCAGAGGCTCTCCCGGAAGACGGGATCGACCCGCACGCCTTCGGCGAGTTCCAGCGCCCCGGCCACGGCGCCCGGGCCCTCCGGTGTGAGGAAGCAGCGGCAGCCGTACTCTATGGGCGGTATGAGTTCCGCGGGAAACGACGACTTCGGGTAGCTTACGCCTTCGAGCGCCGCATGCCACGGCCGCACCCGCTCGTCGCCCTGCGTGGTGAAGGTCAGGACCTGCTCCGCCCCGACGGTCATCCACCATGCGGCCATCGCGGCGGCATACTCCACGTCGAGGTTCTCCTGTACGGCGCGGTGGCCGTTGTAGCGCTCGAAGACCGCATCGCAGAGTTCATAGTCATCCTCCGTCACCTCTTCGGGCAGCTCGCAGCTCATGGCGTACTCCTCGGCCGCGGCGAAGTCGATCATGTTCTCGATCCCTGCCGCAAGGATGTCGCGCCGTTCGCGCTCCTGCTGCGTAGGGAAGTCGTCCCGGCGCTTCAAGACCTCCAATGCCTGTTCCAGGTCGAGGCCCAGCCCGTCGAGAAGCCGCCCGATAAGCGTTCCGGCGCGCATCTCGACGAGCATTTCGAGAGCCGAATGCCGCGCCGCGCTGTCCGTCCAGCAGTCCAGCAGGCGCACGAAAGCGTCGTAGAGCAGGAAGTATTCCCGCTCCTCCCGCTCGGGGGATGCCGCCGAAGGCGCCGGGAGCGTAGCTGCGGCCATCATCTCGCTCCCCGGATAAAATTTACCACCTCGCGGGCACCCCGGCCGTGGCCGTAACGTTTGAAATACTCTTCATCGGACATGATATGACGGTCGTTGGTGCTCACGCGCCCATGCCCGGAACCGGCGCCCATGCCGCCGAAGCCCGCCGTGAGCTGCAGAACGTTGAGCTGGCGGCCCACATGAATGCCGAACTCCTTCTCCACCTCGTCCGGGGCGATCTCGTACTTGTCCGTCAGAAGACCGTAGAGCTTGATGCGGTCTTCGTTGTTCATCTCGATACGGTTGCTGTATTTGAACTCCAGACCGTCGGGCAGGTAGCCCATGTCCACCAGACAGGGCAGCACCTGCTCGTTCATCACGTTCTCTATGAAACGGCGGTAGACCTCGATCCTCTCGCGGAAGATGTCCTGATGCGCTTTCGTGGAACCCACATAGGACTGCGTGGCCCCGGCCATCGATTCCGA